ATCCCCCCGGAGCAAAAATATAGAGCCGCGCGATGGAGAGGGGGGGGTATTATTGCAGACCCCTCCCCCCTCCGTCAACGATTAAGGCTTCACATCTTTTTGAACCTTTGTCCACACACCAATGACATTGTACTTTACAATCTCATCGATAGCATCCTCGATAGCTTTGTTCTCTTGTGCCGGAGTAAGTTCATTTGACAGCTTGGCGATTCGAGCTACCATTCCAGGACTGTTGTAGCCTGCTTGCATGTCAAAGAGAAACCAATCATCCCATTGAGTGAAAGGATCATAAGGATTATCAATAGTTGTAAGCATTGATACCATCATGATACATCACACAACTTAACACTAGAAGCTAGCCATAGTGGTGGTGGCATGGGGCATGCATCAATTAGTCTTTGTAGTTCTGACTTCTCAAAGCTAATGAACTCATCATAGATTACCCACATCATACACCACCTTTCTATAGACTGTCTTTCAGTGTAGTAAGAGAGACACCAAGTTGTTCTGCTACCTGTGCCTGTGTGTACCCTTGTGCTAGCATAGCCTCAGCACGTGCCTGCTTAGATGATGTCATTAACAACTTAGTTCTAGGAGTAGCCAGCTCACGCACCACATCCATGTCGGCATTGTTAAGGATGTCAGTAAGCATCTTGTTTGAGACGGCCCCTGATTGAATGGCCTTCCATTCGTTAGGCTCAATCACAATCTGTGCCTTCTTTGCACCAGTCCTAGCACGTGCTGCTTCTAGTGCTTGACGCTCAACCTTCTTGACTTCATCTTTGGTCATGTTGGGATCAGCGGCACGCCTAGACGCCACCTCAGCACCTGCTACAATCTGGGCTTGTCTTTCAAGGGGGCGGTTTCTAAGGGCCAGGTTTAGTTTAGCGTTGAGATCATCAACTTCTTTCTTATAAACCTTCTTGGCACCGGGGTTCAAACGGACGCCCTTAGTACGAACCTCTTCTTTTCTTGCTTCGTTAGCAAGGCCCTTTAATTTATTAGAGTGGGATACATAAAGAGATTCTACTACGGTGCCTGAACTAAGGGGGCTAACATCATCCAGTTCCCTAATGGCCTTAACCCTAGAGACGGGGGTTACTGTTTCGCCCTTCTCATTGACCCATGTGCGACCGGTTTCCCTATAGACCTTTTTCCCAGTAGCGGGATCAATGTCATACGAAAGCTTGCGCTCAGGTACAGCAATCTTAACAGAACCTTTTCGAGAAACAATAGTGGATGCAGCGCCACGAGAGTTACCAACACCAGCGCCTTGGAATTCTTCCTTAAGCTGGCGAATGCCATTAACTCTTTCTGATTCCTTGTAATTCAGATCATGCTTTGCTGCATCAATCACCACCATCGAATGCCGAACTGCACGAGCGATCTGATCCTGTGACGCACCCTTAATGGTCATGTCGGTAATCAGATTAGAAACATCGCCCATGAGTTGTTGCTTTCGACCTTCAGTCAACTTGGGCATACCATCATACCCAGGAAATGCCGATTGAGGATCGAAGTTCTTCAGACCTTCAAGTGGTGGTGATGTTGTGATTCGGTTCTTAGCTGTGCGTGGATTAGGAATAACAACGACTGTGTCGCCATCAAAGTCCGCACCAGAAAGACGAGCCGCTGTCTTGGGGTTGATTCCAACGGCATCAATTGCTGAACCAGTAATGACACTCTTTCCCTCACGGTTGCTGTTGTTGACCCTTAGTTCTGGGATCTCAAACGTTCCACCATGTGGGTAACGAATAAGAACGACGGTTTCGCCATCCTTATAGTTTGGTGCATAGATCTCATTATCCTTCAAAGAAGGAATTGGTAAAATAACATGACTCTGCATACGCTTAAGACCAGCAGCCTTAAGGTGAGCTGATGCGGTATCCGCTTCTTCACCAAACTCACGAAGTAGCTTCTTACGAACCGTAGAGTTAGTTAGTGAGTTAATCTCATCCAACTCAGACTTCTTACGATCGTATGTCATGTCAAGTTGTTGCTTAATCAGTGCTGGCTTCTGCTTAGAAAGCATCTGTGAAGAAAGAGTTCGCGACCAGTCATACCAGTCACCTTCTTCATTCACAAGGTTCATTGCCGAACGGACGGTGTTAGGAATCTCATTACCATCTTTATCCAGCTTGGGTAGCTGACGCTTAATATATGACCCAAAGGGGTTGTCTGGATCATCTTTGATCTTCTTCATCGCGTCGAGCTTACTACCTGTGTTGGACTTATTCGTGTTGAAAATAAGGTCTACACCAGGAGGCATGTCATCCTTATAGAAGGCCATACCTTTTAGATAGTGGGTGTCGTTGACCATAACACGAACTTGAGCATAACGATTAGAACCTAGCGATACATCCTCAACACCACGACGAACGTAGATCGTTCCATCTTCTTTATCTCCACCGTCTTCCTTGTACCTGATGCCAACTCTCTTAGAGTCGATCGACAAGGGAGGGACGAGACCAAGCATGGTTCGACCGTTGTCGTTGGTGTGGTGGAAGGTGAGCCCAACCTTTCCGGCCTCTACCGCACGCTTAGCGTCCAGATATGTAGATTCCTTGGGCCCAACAACCTTAACAAGAGTCTTTTGACCAGGGGCTGTGCCTAGCTGATTCACCTGTACAGTGTGAACCTTATAGCCACGCTCCTTCAGCATTGATGTGGCAACCTTTAGGCGGTCAGAACTGACGCCAATGTGATTCTCCACACCACTACCAACATCAATAAAACCCTGCTTTTCTACATTCATCTCCAACATGTCTGCGATGTTCTTTGTCGCATCGGTACGCTCTTTGGCACCCGGCTTCAAATATGAACGGACCGTTGGCTCGGGAATACCCAGACGATCGCTAATTGCCTGGGTCGACATTCCCTTTACATTACGCATTCTCTCTACTTGCGCAATGTTAGAAGCCCTGACTTCAGCACGAGCAATACTGAGAGACGCACGAAAGTCAGACGTGTTGAACTTTGTATCCGGGTCAAGCATCCCAATACCACGAGCGATCTCGGTGTCGCTCATACCTTGAGCACGCATACCATCTACATAGTCCAGAAAGCTACGATTACGAGCATCCTGGTTACCACCAGAACCCCAAGGATAGCGTCCGGACTTACGCAAGATGCCATAGTGCACTAGATAGTTTTCATCTGAGATGATCACGATGTCGCCTCCTGCTTGATAGTCTCGATACGCTTATCAAAGGCCTGGATCTTATCCATAATATACGTGATGCGTTCTACGTTTCCTTCATACATGCGAATCTCGTCGTTCTGGTAGATACGAAGATCCATCTCGATTGAGTCGGGACGGTACTTGTACTCCAGACAGAAATATGCCGCGTAAACTTCGAGCTGTCGCTCAGCAGCATTAGACTCACCTACTCCAGTCTTAAGATCGTGAATCCTAAGTTTGTTACGACGGAAACAAATAGCATCGGCTGTACCGAAGGCATTGACCGAATAGAACAACGGAACCTCGGGACGCATATTATAACCGATGGCGTCATTCACATACATGTTTAGAGTCTTTTTGGAAGACGGAAGCTTAATCCCTAGACGAATAGCTTCAGAAGCAAACTCATGCAACTCAGTTCCACGCTGTGCTGCGAGCCGAGCCACATAGTTGCGGTCCAGCTTATCGTCAGAGTAGTTCACCCAAGCGCTGCTACTTGCGCTTAGATACGAATGGAGGCCGACGAGCTCGGAATGATTGTTGAAGCGCATCTAGAACCAACTCCTCGTTTTCAGGAAAAATAACAGCAGAGAAAGACATCTCATTGAAAGCACGAACCCAGTAAAGCTGATTGGGTTGTAGCGGTGCCTTCTCAGACGCCTTTACCTCCAGCATGGCCCAACGGTCTTCCCACAAAACGAGAAGGTCTGGTACACCCTGCATGTAACTAGAATCATTCTTTAGAATAACACAGTCAGGCAGGAGGTCTTTGATTCGCTTTACGAGATCGGCTTGGTAAGCACTTTCACGCATAATACCTCCTAAAAAGGGCGAAAACAAAAATAGTAGCAGTACCCTATTCATTATATACCATGATATGGGTACTTTTAAATACTATACCTCTACTTCTTCGAACATTTGGTTAGTTGGGAAGACAAACGTGCGACTTAGCATCGCTTCTCTCACTTGTGCATCAATCAACCCAAAGGTTTTAGCTACGACAAGGCTGTTGGGATATACCTCCCCAGTAGCAACATCTCTGACCGGACCCTTATATGATGCTGTGTAGCCAGGTACGAACATTCTGTTGTATCGAACGGTGAACCAACGTGGTCTAGCGGCTAGGTTCGAAATATGATTGTTGCCTCGGTCACCATCGATATTGATCACAGAGTTAAATCGCTCTGACCAATGTGGGTCAAATGCATGAATAACCAAAAGGTTGACCGAACGGTTGTACACTCGGGATGCTCGAACTAGGTTAACCCTAAGTACGCCCTGCTGATTGAACGAGGCATGTACCTCATGATCTGTGTTGATGTTGATGACTCGACCATAGTTAGATACGGCATACGAATCCTCGAAGTCCTTGATAGGAAGAAACTCTTCTCGCATAACTCACCTCCCTAGTATTTAGTTTGCCAATATCTTGTGGAAAAACTTTTCTATACGTAACCTTTAATACTATATAGTATTAAGAAACCATTCTGAGAAAGGTTTTTAGAGCAAAATTGACAAATACTATATAGTATTTACAGTTTTTAACTAAATACTATAGTAGATCGGCCATGTCGAGGGCGTTGAAGTTCCTCTTTTCCATCAAAGCCCTCCAATTTCGGTAGTCGGTGATGGACTTAGACCGAAGAATATGGTAGTCCAAATCAAAGAATGGCGTATCTAGCCGGTCCGTCCTTCCGAAAGATTGCTCCCAATTACGGAAACTAGATGGTAGAGAGTACATCGCAGTCTGGTTAGTAGTGATACAATTCCAGCCTTCTGCCCCCGCCGTGTACTGAACTAGGTAGCACCATTCTTCACCCTCAGGAAGACTTTCGTGTTTGTGTCCATTCCACTCATGGGTAAGGACGTCATCGCTAAGACTCCGCAATATATCGAGTTCGAAGTTGAAGTTGTAGAAAATAAGCAATTTCGGATGCTGACTGCGCAGACGCCAAATCTCGTTCATCCTCGATGGATGACTGTTCGTAACACGCCTCGAAACACGATACAGTTCTCCCGCATCTTTTAGCGGACGATCCTCGTAGACATTCCATCGATCCTTGCATACGGCATCCATCATCTCCTTATCAAACTCTACATGGACAATGTGCGAGTGACGCGTAGTGTGTCGTACAACCCGCATCTCTACCAGTAGATCACGGCGATGGCGATTGAGACGATCCACACCGATGTAGCGATCCACTTTGGGATATCGAGAATATGTGTTATAGACAACGTGGTCCCTTTTGAACTCCGTTCGGTTCTTATAGAAGCCGTTAGCAATGAATACGGGAACATAATCCATCCACGTGTCCCCAGGTGTAGCAGTAAGTAGAATCCATCGATTCGATTTTGAAATCTTGATGAAGTGCTTACTCCAAGCCCCGCTACCCACAAGCCGCTGTTCGTCAAATACGAAAAAGGCATCTTGAACATCTGTATACCTCCCAATATTGTTCCATGAATCTACGGTAAGAAGTCCAGCCGTACTTACCTCTTTGCCAATTCCGTAGTTGCCGGCCTCACGTTCCCAATCTAAAGAGTCTCTCTTCTTGGCCGTAGTGATAATAATCAGGCGGCGGGGTCTCTCGTTCTGCCAATAGTATTCGATGGCCACGAAACTCTTCCCCGACCCAACACCGCCATGCAAGATCTTCCCATTCGATAGCTTCTGTAGAGCCAATCGCTGTTCTGATCGTAGCGTCTTCTGCTTCATCCCCACCCCCTAACATAGATTGATTTGCGGCTTGTTGTGTGTGGGTGTCGCTTGGAATCCCACAGCCGTGTTGCATGTCTGATACGGCTCAACATCATCTGACGGTTGGTGTAGCCAGATATGTTGGATGTCCCATCGGTCGTCCATACTGAAGAGTTTGATGCGCTCATTACAGAATAGACATGGGACCCATCGCGCTTTTAGTGTACCCATAAGTAACTCCTAGTATTTAGCACAAAACAAAAGGCCCTGGTTAGAGGACCTTCTGTCTTTGACACTACATCGAGTACAGGTGAATCTCTGTCTCCGTGTTGACTGTGAGTGTGGCTTCGCGCGCGGTGTAGTCGGCATCATTCGGCAACTTCTCGGTCAGATACAGAGTTGTGGTGTCTTCACGAAAAACGATCGTGAGTACGCCAGTAACAATATACTGATCGTTGAAGAGTTGAATGACATCGCCTTCACGAACACGGTGGGCGGGCACAGCGGTGAGAGCCATGATGTCTCCTTGATAGGGGTGTAGGGGTCATTATAGGGCTTGTTTATCCTACGTCCCGACCCATTTCAAGGCACTCATCACAGACGGTCTTCGACCCTGTCTGCAGAATCAATTTCTCCCGGCAGATCAGGCAATGGTTGTACTTCGGTCTCTTGTGGGTCGGCTTGTACACCACTTTCAGCAATCTCCAAAGGCAGTTGGTCCTGGTCGACGGTGTTAAGAAGTTCGGCGCTGTTCACGAAGAAGACTTCGCCATCTTCGAATTCATCATCGGTGAGAAAGGCTTCGATAACTGGGTGATTATCGAGGACGTACTGAGCATCTTCCATGTTTGCGAAGAACCCGAAGTGAAGGCTCTGCTTAGGGTCTTCATTATGGATGAGAGTGATACACCACACGTCAGTTACCTACATTCTTGAAGAGGGCGGTGAAACCCGCGATGATGGCCCACAGGATGAACATGATGAGATAGATCGCGAGGAACCCGATGATGAGTAGACCTGCTACAAACACAAGAATCCCTAGCAGAATGGCCAGGATAGCTGTGAGGAAATCCATGTCAGAGAGTCCTTTCGATAATACAGATGAGCTTCTCGACGCTTCCGTTTAGAGAGTCGATGATGTCGAGCATTCGTTCCTGGCTTTCTTCAAGATCCGAAACACGCTTAGCCAAGTCTTCGATGTTCATAGTTGCTCCTTAGCCCAGGTGGGCGATAGTGTTGGCATTTAGAGCCTGCGTCAGAAGAAGTGGGGTCATAAGAAACTGACCATTTGCATCCTTAAGGAGTAGTGGAGCGACCCCTTGTTCGGTAGCCATGCGATTTACTTCTTGAACCTGCTGATCCGTTGCGATTAGGATCTTGTTTGCCAGGGTCAAAAGTTCACTTCGATTGGGGTGGTATCTACTCATGTTGACTCTCCTTATATAGGGTTGAGGGCACAGATTTGCAACTAGCCGCTGTCGTTTAACCCAATACCGGTGCCGTACAGTTGCCACGGTAGGGCCCTCGTTTCGATTCCTAGCAGTATTCAGTTGTATGGCTCGTTTGCTCGCAGCACGTGATTGCCAGACGGATTTGTTGCTGAGGTACTCGCTGAGTAACCAGACCCTACTAGTTGTTTCGGGTACATCGTCTCTTGGCCGTACCTATGTAGTAGTTATAACTAGTGTCATGTCGCTCGGTGGCGCAGTAGTCTCGATCTAGACAGCGTAGGCGGAGGTTGGCTAACTGACCTATAGTCCAACAACGCGGCATAGTAGTCCGCTCTCGGCCTTGGTTTTCAGGGCATTATAACTTTCCTCCTCTCGTGACTACACCCATCCTAAGGGTGACTTGGTAGTGGGTCTAAGTGGTTATCATCAGCACCTAAGGGCGAATCGCCAGGTCCTCCGGTAACGACATCTACCCCTAGGCGGTAGTGTCTTCTTAGTTTTAAAGTCTCCGCTAACCCCGAGACTCCCACAAATTTGTGAAGGGCACCGGTTAACCGACGGTCGTTTAAAATCAGCGTAGGGTGGCCGCTAATTCCCTTAATGCCCCACCAGTCCAATTTAGACGGTAGGGAGTAACTGCGTTATGGCGCCTATCCTCGTACGACTCGGGATAGATCTTCGCGTGGGTCGTATTCACCTTATTACTCACCATAACCGGTTTTTTAACTGCTTGCGCTGCGGGCCGCTAAGCCTGTCGCCGCCTTCGGAGTACCTTCTCCGCTCACATGTGGGACGCAGGCTCCGGCCATCTGGACCATTGCTTTCTGTCTTTTACACCCAAGCCGGCTTCCCCTCCGGCTGAGGTCCCACAACGCTCTGAGCCTAAGACCTATTTATACTCGCTCAGTCGAGTTCGGGCTCTTCTACGACTTCCGGCTCTGGGTCCGGAACGTTGTCGACCGAGAAGGTAACCCAGCTACCGTTCTCGTAATTGATGTCAGTCTCCTGCGTCTTCAGAAGAAGAGCGCCTTCGGAGAGGACCTTAACCCAGACGATTTCACTGTGAACGATAACGCTGTCCGAGTCCTCATTTTGCTGAACTGAAACATTAAGCATTATGACTCCTTACGTAGAATGGGGTGGGCAGTTTAACGTCTTATACCCAGGACGTCGTGCTAGAGCTGGACGAAGTACGGAGGCAATCCGTCAGCCTCGGAGTTTTCGAGCATGTGCTTGATCTCATCATGAGAGAACATACCATACTCAACGCGTCCATTACCCATCACTACCTTGCACGCGAATCGCTCGGGTCGAGTCTTCGTTGGGACGTCGTGAGAGCTGGTGTTGATGTTTGTGTCAAACGGCATTAGGGGCCTCCTCGGGCTGGAATGACTTCTCGAATGCACTCTGGGTGTAGACCTTGTAGCCACCGTCGGACAAGAGAATCCAGTCCCCAACATAGGCCTTGGTCTGTCGGTTGGTCTTTGGCTGGCGCACGTTAACCTTCACGTAGCGCTTTGCCCCATCACTCATCGTGGTCTGGGTTCGCACATGCCCCCCACACCAATCTGCGATCTGCTCCAAGTTCTCTTCTGACACCTGGATTCCTTCAACCGTGAAGGGCTTGCGAACGTACTTAGAGGTCTCGATCATAGTTGATTGTTCTCCTAGGTTATTAGTCAGAATGAGGAATGGCGTACTTAAGCTCCAGCGCATCCTCGATGATGGTGATGTAGAGTGACTTCAGGTAAGCCTTCTTGCCCTTCTTACCCGAGACCTCCCAGTTATACGGTCGGACCATAAGATCCACATGTGCGACCTCGACAGAGTCAAGGAGCTCGACCTGAGCCTCCCCCAACTCCGTACGCGAGCCAGACTGCGATCCGATCATGACGATGCGGGGCGGGTAGTTACCAAACCCAACCGAGACCGGAAGATATGGCTGCGGCTCGTCTCCCTCCTCACGCGGATTCAACTGCTTGACGTTCCAGCCGTTGGCCACCAATGTGTCAGCCATAGCGGTGTCGAGAAGCACACAGAAGTTACGATCTCCTGCAGCATTGAACTGACCTTCGCGGCCTGCGAAATTCAGAAAGAGGATCTTAGCGTCCTCGATAGTGATGTTGTCTTCTCTAGGTGACATTAGTCTGCTCCTTCTTAGCGTTATAGTCGAGGAGCTGCAGGATGATCTCCTCCAGCTTTGCCACGGTATTAGTGATCTTCAACTGCTGAAACAAGATCCATGGCAGATTCGCACGTTCCTTCTGACTCATGGAATGCAGGAAAGCAAACCCCTGCGTTACCCCATCCATAAGTTCTTGCCTATACTGGGTTGGGTGGCCCCCATGATCCTTCAGATATAGAAGGGCTAGGTGGCTAGTGCCCCATTCGCTCATTGGACAAACTCCTCATAAGATCCGAATTTTTCGATAGCGAGCTTTGCGTCATACACCAACTTGTCGGAATATCCGAGGTTCAGGATCTTGTCGAGATCCTTGCGGTTACGTACATCTTCCGCCTCAAGCCACAGATATCCCTTAGTCCCAGCCAAGGCATAATTCCGACCATCATGAACACGGTATAGAACAGCACCGACATCATGCACGGGGACAAAGCGTCCGATGCGGCCAACGAATTGCATTCCGTCGCCTTCTTCTTGCAACGCCATAGCCTTATCCCAATTGAAGTCCATATAGATAAGACCCTTGACAACCTGCTTCGTCTCGCAGTAGTCATCGAACTCGATCGGGTCTCCGGTGAAGAGAGTCTTGTACACGATGGGGTGCTGGAATTGAGCACCAACCGCTGTGTAATTCGGTTCGGGAGCGTTCTTACGAGCGACATAAACTGCGTCATTCACGAGACACAACTTATCGTATGTCATCTCATGCTCGAAGTCGTACCCATACCTCTTACCGAAGTCCATCACGAAGTTAATGATGTGCGGATCAGCATCGGGGATCTTAATAGAGTCGGTCTTAATATGAGCGACTGTGTATCCCTTCTTCTGTACTGCGTGCTTAAGATCGATCATGAACAAAGCACCACGCTTGGCAACGATGTTGTCGATGTTACGCGGGTCCTTGAAAGCATTGTCGAACCTAGCAGTCGTCAATCCATAGACGGTGTTGATGACGATCTTAAGAGCATACGCCAATCCCGCTGCAGAATCATCATTCCCGTCCAAAAATGGCGCGAGCTTACCATGTAGCAGAGTTCTGGCGCTCTCGTAGTCCTTATGCTTAATAGCCATCCGGGCCGTCTTGAGGTCAGAGAAGTTTTGCGTGTATGGTCCAAATAGGTTAAGGTTTTCGATCGACGTCGGATGCATAGACGCCACGTCCAGAAGGGCCACGTTTGAGTAGATTCCTGGTTCGGCGTAGACATACCCGCCTTCACCAACCAACTCACCGCGATAATAAGAATTGCCCAGGTCATAAGTGTATCCATCAAATTCCTCACTCAGATGTGTATAGATGAAGGATGACTGCGGATTCTTTTCGTTACCGAAGATGATTTTAGCTGTGTGGTTCTGCGTCGTATGATTAACGGATAGACCACTAAGATCAGCAAGCACTTGACGAGCAACAAAGTCTTGCTTACAAGCATTGAAGACCTCCTCTGTTGCATTAACGTCGTTGGCGCAGTATTCGACAACCTTCTCCCACTGTTCCTCGGGTACGGGCATGTCCCAAGGAATATCCATCTCCAGGTGACGAATACCAAGATCGATCTCCCACTTCTTCAAACTCTTCTTAACCGAAGCGAAGTCGTAGATATCAGTGTAGGACAGGTTGTATGCAGCGCCAAACATAGCGGTACGAGAGTTGTTGATCATCTTTTGCGATAGGTCGTAGAGTGCGGCGTTGTCATACCCAAGATGACGTGCGTATAGAATATGGTTGTCGTACCTACGATTGTTGTACCCGACGAGCTTGAACTTAAAGAGCTGCTCAACCTCGTGAGGTTCTGGATTGATCATTCGCACCACGTCACTGGTGCCTTCGTACTTCCAGCAAACAATGAGAAGGTTGGGATATACCTCCACATCGTAGAAGACCAATCGACTTTCCGTGGATTCGTCAACGGTCTCAGCTGGCGCTTCAGAAGCAAACTTCATCTCCTGAACAGCTCGCAATGCTGGAACAGGTTGGTTTGTACTCTGGTTTGCGAAAGCGATCAACTTTGGCTTCAGATCAGACACGTCATAAGGCATACCAGACTCATATGCCTCATCCAGGACGTGCTTAATGAAATCAACCGAGGACTTAGTTCCAGGATGAATTTCCTTCTTGAGGTTGCGCGCAATCATCTTACGCAGACCAGCCTCACTCTTAATAGTGCTATCAGCTAGCATTTTCTTCTCCTTGAACTTAAGTCCCGTGTTGATCGTGGAGATGGGGACAGCATTACAAAGCGAGACTCTGCGCCTGAGGGCAGAATCACCGGGGTATGTTTTAACCTCAATTCCTTCTGTAAATATAGGCGCAAGGTCTTCAAATCGACCCCCGGCCCAGATATAATGGAGGTGGACCCCCGAGCCAGACTTAGAGAGTTCCGCATACGTCGATGGCCAATTGCTGGCCGCTTCAAGATTCCGTTCGAGCGATTTTTCGCCATGCTCATCTTTAAGGTCGAAGTCGATGATAATGTGGTTCTCTGGTACCTTGACATAGTGAACCTCCTTCGTATCTAGCTCGCTGAGCGTCGTCTCTACACGTTCCCACTTTTGCTTCGGGAGCCCCGAGTCCGTCGCGTACTGCGCCTGCTGGTTTGCGTATTCGATGTCGAGGAGTGACTCAGTTTCATCGAGAACCAGAGAAAAGACTTCTCCATCTTCTGTCGGCGCCTTAAACTTATCGGCATTGAATCCCTTATAGACGTGGCGAACTGTCTTGCCATCGATCATCTCCCGTTCCTTGAACTCGTCGAAGTAGTTACGCAACTCTTCTCGAATTTTGTACTGAGGCAGAATATGTGGGACACCAGTGGTATCGCAGTATTCCTTATACAAAGCATATGCCTGCTGGATTGTTGTGGCATCCTGCTTCTTGAAGATATCAAAGTTGTACTCGATGAAGTTGAAGAACACGTCAGTCTGGAACATCATCTCGACCGGGCGATACGCGTTATAGTGATTCTTGCCCAGCCTCAAATATACGTCCAAACAATGCTTCGCGATGAACCCCAACTCAAAGTCAATCTGGGTAAGAAGAGTTTGATAGTGGTTGGGGGCAATTCGTACACCGGTCGGATGCACGTCAATAAGACGACGAATGATTCCCGACTTTGCGTCAGAGATCTTAACGGGCTGGTTAGTGCCCATGAACAAGAAAGCGTTAACCCTAGCGGTATAGCTGGGCTTGTACTTCTCGTTCATCGTCATGTCTTCATGCGAGATAATCGAGTTTAGCTTCGTGTTGTCTTCGATCTTTGATAGATCTCCGTCGTGTTGGATGGCAACCAATGGATTGCCCCTAAACACTTCAGTTGCAAAAGCATTGTTATTACCACCCAGCGCTTTAGCTTCAAAGGTGGTCGTATAGCCAACGAAAAGTTTGCTAATGATGTCGAGCACCGTTGACTTGCCTGTGCCAGCTGGCCCATAGAGGACTAGAAACTTTTGAAGCTTCTTTGCATCTCCACTAACGACGGCGCCAATTGCCCATTCAATCTTCTCACGCTCCTCTGGATTATATAGCGTCCCTACAAGTTCATCCCATGCGGAAACGTCACCAGACTCAAGAGGATATGGCAGACGCCTACTAACATAGTCGGACTTCTTGACTTCCGTGTTGGCGAACGTTAGCTTTTCATCGAGCGGCTTGCTGTTGTCGCTCAACTGGCTAATGAACTTCTTGAATGTTGGCCAAGACTGGCTGTTGAATGACTGGAGTAGCTTTAGAGAATATCGTCGGTCGGAGGGGAGACCAGCAACATAAGCCCGCAACTCTGCATCTACAAGACGTTGTACATCATACTCGTCTGTAGACCACAGACCGGCTTCTTCATCCCAGATTGCATAGACTGCTTTGCCTCGGATCATCAAGTCCTTTGATCGCCCAACAAGCCAGTCAGGATATACTTCGATAGTGCCATTCTTCAATTCCTTTTCTGCGATCTGAAAGAAATCCACGGTCCCTCCTTTCTGTTATAGGTTCTCCAACACATAAGCATTAAGCTGATACCAAATCTCCACGTGTCGTTGGTCTTCTGACGCGTACTTAAGAGGGAACATACCGCCCGTTCCATTGAAGGAATACTCGCGCCACATTAGACGATCCAGCATAATATCTAGATCGTTTTGATCGTACATTGTTGCATCGGTGTGCCCAGTCAAGCCCAGGTTGTAGAATATAACCCAAAAGGCCTGACTGGTTGAGTACGACGTCATGAATGACATACGCCTCGACACACCGACTAGCAGTTCTAATACAGAGCACCCAAGGTGGTTCCAGTTCTCATCGGCAATAGGGTGAACCTGTGAATTGAGAAACTCATCACGCAAGGCTCGACCATCTTCCGCACGGTTGCGATCGCCCGGGATAATCCATACGTACTCTTTCTCGAAGAGCTGACGCATGACATCCCAATATGTGTGTGTCGGTCGTCTTTCACTAGTGGACACAACATGAGCACACAACCAATGGAAATATTGATCGTCCAGCGGACCGACCATTAGTCGTTATACTGCCTAAATCGCCTGGGCGCCGAGTGCTGAAGTTCGGCATCTGCCGCTTCCTCAGCCTCAATGCCTAGAACAACTTCACTGTACTTGCCGTCGGTACGCGTGATTTCGTAAATACAACCCTTGGTTTCGTTCTGGACGTAGACGATGTCCTCGTCACCCGAGCCATAGCCAAACTTGAACAGGGACTCGACGCCAATATGACCAACGACGTCGTGAACAACCTGATCCTGCTCGTCGACAAGCTGATCATCTCCACCGTAGTAGGAGAACTGACGCTCGTCGAATTCCCGCTCGTTGGTAAGGAACTCATCCCTACTCAGAATATAAATTGCCTTCTCGTTTCGCTCAGCGTCTGCTGCTGGTTGATTCCAGTCAGGCACAGCCGGGCTTTCCGCAAAGACATTCACAACGGTCGTTTCTGGTGCCGCTTCCCGGATATCATCAGAGCTTGTCATGTAACCCAAATCCTCAACAAGGGCCTTCGCGTCCTCGTTGTCCTTAGCGACCTTCCGAGCAATTTCGTAGTCCATGCGCTCGGCGTATTCAGCCTTGAAGGACTGGATCTCTGCGTCGGCGATCTCCTCGAAGCGCTTCTTGAAAATAAGGTAACCGGCCCCGACACCTGCGCCGAAGGCCACAACCACAGACCCGAAGGCGACTGCGGAAGAGTTGATACCGATGTTACTCATAGTTCCTCCTAGTTATCCATCAGGTCGTAGATGATTCCGTCAACGTTGAAGTCGAGACGAATGGCTGCTTCTCGACCATTAACGAAATTGATCGATCCTTCGTTCATAGCATTGAACACACCAAAGTCGATGTACCCATCACCATGATTACGCACCCAGCCGACAACCGCACCGGCCTTGGTGTGCTCGATACCGAGTGACTGGTATACCTCATTAAGGAATACGTGTCCTCGGATGCGCAACATGTCGTTCCAGTAGTTCTGACGCGAACGAAGGAAGACCATGTTGTATTCCTGGGTCGGCTCCCAGTATTCGTTTAGCTGATCGAAGAACTTGGAATACTGAGAAAGCGAAGTCTCGTCAACCGTAAGGCTTCGAGCGGTAAGAGTAATATCCTTACCGTTGTCCGCCTTGATGGTCACCGGGAATTCCTGAGGCTTTCCGTGCTGGTATTCGTAGTCCTTCTCACGCCCAAGGTCGTCGATTACACGTGAACGGTAACGGTTGAATCCCTGGTCGAGCGCAGCGTACGCAGCCGTTACAGCAGCATTACGCTTGTTCAGAATACGGTGCGAGCTCGTAAGAGCTGCGATAGAAAGACCACCAACAATGATTGCGGGACCATACATCTTGAAAATATCAGCAGTAGCCTTGCCATACAGCAACGCGACATCATGATTGTAGTCTGCCTGGTCGTAGGCAACATCATCATCGTCAAGGGCAATGATCATCTTGTCCTTGAACTCACTGACCTCGTCCAGGACGTCAGGCAGCTTGAGAGTTGCTCGACTAGCCAAAACCGTCGTTGCAACGAATCCCGTAACCCCCGCGGCAAACAGGATTGTCGGGGAGTTCTTCTTCAGAACGAGGGACTTTGGACCCGTGTACTTGAGAATCCCGTTAGGGAGCTTGAGCTTCATATGATCTCCTTAGACCTTTCCAGATTTCTTTAGCCGCAAATATACGGCTACGACTTGATCCTCCGACATCGCGAGGACTTTGTTACGCCAAGAGGCGGTAGAATATGCATGTAATAGGGCTTGACGCTTTGCCTCCGTGTCCATTGGATCTCCTAATCTAGAACGATGGGTCGAGGTAGGTCGAGCAAATATCCGCCACGAACGCGGACGACAGAAGAACCTTGCAGAGAAGTCCAGCCCCAGCCACGGTCCGTGAACTCGTCGGTCACTCCAACGAGCTCGTAGAACTCTGAAACCGTGACCTGCTCGTACTGACTAAGCAAGTTGTACATGTTTTCCAGAACGAAGTCGGCGTCTGCGCGGCTCTCCAACACGATTTCGTCGAAGTTGTGCATACCGCGAGCACGAGAACTCATCTGGCGGCCCTGTTGCTGCTGAGCACGCTGCGGGTTTCCGTAATTTACGGGGCCCTGATTGCCGTAGGACATGGTCCCAAGTGGTCCACTAGGGCCACCGCGACGGCGTCCTGGACGTCCCCAACGCTGCTCTCCGCCAAAGAGCATTTGGTCTACGCCCGAACTAACAGCGTCGGACAGCATGTCCTTAGCTGCCGGGACGAGAATATCGTAGGCAATGTACTGCCAAACGTTCTTAGAATCTCCGCCAAGGAAGACATTAGCAAAGCGCTTTCCAAGCGGAGTCTTACGACGAGAGACACTACCCTGCGTAACCTTTTCGATCTTCTTATCGGCAGTAGGCCGCTGCTGTGGAACTCGCTTGGCCTTATTGCTGTTAGATGGATAGTTTTCCATGAATCCTCTTTTCAAAAATAGAAAGCCATACACCAGGGTTTAGTTGGTGTACAGCTTTTGTGCTATGAGGCGGGAGTGGTCTCTTCGGACTTGACAGTGACACGGATTCCGTTCACGAAGTCAGCGACAGCGTCGATCTGGTCTTCGATGAAGTCTTCAGCGTAGTCCGAGATCATCCAGGCAAGCGTGTACGCACCAGCGACGTAAGCTACCTTACGGAACTTAGTGGCGGGTGTGCACGTGTTGTGGAGGATGACATCGGAGATGATCTGAGACGCACCGATTCCCACAATTGACTTTGCGGTGAACTTTGCGATTCGGTATCCAGTGGCATTCTTGTTCATGAGAATATCCTTTCATAGGGGTCATTATAAGGCATGTTTTTATTACGAGGAAGGGGGCGCATGTTTGCGGGGGATGCAACTCGGCTGTCGTTTAAGTTCAGCGTCCGGAATAGAGCAACCTGTACCCCTACCGTAATGCTCTCGCTGAACCCCTTTCACTCAAGAACTACTTCCGGACGACTGCTGCTCTCGCCAAGCGGTGTACTCTCGATACTCCTCGACAGACATGTTCATCTTTGCAGCCGCCGCGACCTCTGGGTCCACAACAGGACTAGTCAAAGGTGCGTTAGGAAGCGGAAGGTTTTGCTTCTGCTTGTGGTCCTCCGGCTCCAGGTTGTTCGGGACAACGTTGTTCATGAAGTCCGCTGCTTCCTTGTCGTCCGTAGCTAGCAGCATGAAGAACTCAGAATATGCGTTGGTCTGAGTGAACTCTTCACGAAGCTCGGGCGTCTTGATGAAGCGACGACCATCGGGGGACTTTATTCCGTAAGCACGAAGCACAAGGTCCTTGAAAGTGGAAACCAAAAGGGCCCCGTCTTCTGACGCAGCAATAGCCTGCATTCGGGCGACAAGGCCACCCTTGGTGCTGAGGTTCATCTCAGTGAGCTCGGCCTTAGACAGGTTGAAATATAGTTCTTCAGTGACCTCGGTACCGTTAAAGTCCGTATAGGTCAGGATCTTCTTGTACATGGTTCTCCAAATATCGAAAAGGAATAGGCCCAGTAAAATTCTTACTGAGCCCAGTCCTTTGACTTGATTCCTGTTGAGGGAATGTGAGGTCAGACGATCTCTTCGGTCGAGAAGTCGTTCGAGGAGTCCGAGTCATCTGCGTCGTTGTCGTCCGACAGGAACTTCGTAGCCGCGAAGGCTGCAGCAGCGGTGCCAAGGGCAACCAGTGCAACAGTCGCGAGGGTACGACGGTTCTTGTAGAACGGAACGGCGGCGGGGATGATGACGGTCTCATCGGAGACGATCTCAACAACCGGGGGAGTGGTGTCAGACATGACAGTTCCTTTCGTTAAGGGGTGGGGGGTCATTATAGGGCTTGTTTTTTCTGCGGTTACGCAAAGCGATAGTAGTCCCTTACGGGTGCTACATTGAAGTTGATAGACAGACAAGGCTTGTCGTCAGCTGTCAAAGTAGCCGAAAGACTAACATCAAGTAGCTTGTCTACGTTCCAACCAACTTCATCTGAGAATTCAGTGCGATCCAGATCCAGCAAGTTATACCAGTCCGTAAGTGACGCATAGTTGTCATGAAGGACTCGGTGGTTCAGATCGTTCTCGGCCTTTCGAATGGTTTCTACCGTCGAACAAAAATATCGACCAGAAAAAGCATCGAAACAAAGAACATCAGAGTTACCAGACACAAGAATAGTCTGCGCTCCGTTTGTACGCTTAACCTGATCCTGGGCAACTTCATCTCGAATCTGCCTTTCCTTGTGTTCGCCAATCTTATCAATGACCTTCTCCTTGTACTCGGTCATTGTCTTTTCGGAGATCGCATATGCTGCGGCGAGTGCGGCCGCCCTACGGTTTCCGATGCGATTCGAGAGAACAATGCAGGTAACCGTACCTAGACCTAGGACTACCGGTGGAATATAGACGGGCCACACCAGCTTGACGCAATCCTTGTAGGGGATTGGTTCCTGCCGAATATCGCACTCCTCATCCAGAATCCGGATAGCCTTGAATGATGCTCGTCCCGTAAGGACGGCTGTGGTGATAGTACCAGCAACGGCGACACCCGTGAGAATCGTAGGGGAGTTGTCGAGAATGATCTTTTCGAGTTTCTTTGCTCGTCTACTCAAAGTCACTACGATACTCCTCTGCTCGTCGAAGTGTTTCTGCGTCCTTACGATCTTGCTTGATCTCTTCGAAATATCCATTGATTTCGAGGTAGAAGATCACACCAGCACCCACGATCACGATCAGGGCTGCGCCAAACACAACTACATACCACAGAACAACAATGGCATCTGCCAAGAACGTAAGCATTGTTTCTCCTAGGGGTTAGTTACGAACTTCGCGGACAAACACCCAAATAAGCCAGAAGCCACAGGTGATAAATGTCATGAAGCAGTCAAACAGAAAATTCAGAAAGCCATAACGGCCTTTTGCAATAGACATATTGCCTCCTAAAAATAGAAACCCATAACCCAGGTCGGGTGACGAGGGTTTGGGTTATTGGCTTCAGAGTCCGATCTTGTCGCAAGCCTTGTCGGCTGCCTTCGTAGCAATGGTTCCGACCGTCACGACTGCGAGTACGTAGACGGCGGCCTTAACCAGAGTGCGCTGAAAGCTTTCGTTGGTGGGCATGAGAGTAGATCCTTTCTGTAGGGGTCATTATAAGGCATGTTTTTTCTGCGGTCGCAAAATATATAGGCCATGGGAGAGACACAGAAGACATGTAAGAGTTTATGTAGCGTTCTTACACGTCTTCTGTGTCTTACCCATTGATGGCGGATCGTGTTACTTCAGCTTGGTGATGAAGGACGTCGCCTTGGTGGTGATAATGTTGTGCTTCTCGTAGCCAACGATGATCAGGATTCCGGCGAGGTTTCCTGCAATGATCGCAAGCGTGTCAGGGCTCACCTTGGGCGTAGGCTTGTTAGCTGTTCGCAGTTTGGTGAGCTTCTTAATCGCTTTGAGCGTTGCAGAATATTCATCGGAACCCACGGTCATCGTCGACAGAGCGAGAAGTCGATCATTGATCAACTTTTCAAGACGGTCGTCCGTTGTATTCACTTTGCGTGTGAACAAGGAGTTCTCCAATCGTAGGGGGTCATTATAGGCCCTGTTATTCCTACTATACAAGCTTGTTCACGATCTTCTGAACAGCTGCTGCGTTGTAGCCAGCCTTGGTCAAACGAGTCACACGATCTGCACCATAACCCCACTTGCCCGCGATGACTTCCTTGGCAATGGTCGTATTGGACTTGAGCACACGAGTGTACTTTGGGCGTCCATAGCCCTTGATGCCCGTCTTACGAATCTTGCGCCAAACGCCATTACCCTCACGAGATCCGGCGCTGTTTGTGTTACCCTCGATGGTGATGATCGATCCGTCCTTAAGAACAGCCTCGACGATACCCACGTGGCTAATACGGTTCACACCGTCGCCGGGGAAGTCGAAATATACGATGTCACCAGCGCGAGGGGAACTGTGCCACTGTCCGCGATCCTTGAACCACTGGGCACCAGCAGGAGTGTAGGCATGCTTGGGGATGATCTTGCTTGCTCCGGCCTTAGAGGCCACCCAGGAAACAAACATTGCGCACCATGGGTTGTTGTTAAGACCATACCACTTGCCGTACTTGGTGTCGTTGTTTGCGCCCTCCTTGTAGCCGATCTGAGAGCGAGCGACGGAAATAACCTGAGCTGCAGTAGTCATTACGCCTCCTCGCCGTCGGACACATACTCATGGTTGGGGTCCTGAATAACCTTCTGCGATCCGTCTTCGGGTCGCTCAGAGTTGTCAGTGGCCTCTGCGAACTCATCGAGCTCGGTGGCGTCAGCCTTAACCTGGCCGAGTCCGTAGCCCTGAACCAATGGCGTAACCCAGGCAAGAAGCGCAGTCAGAACCAAAGTCCCGATTGACGCCTGCATGGGCGTAAGTTCAAGCGAGGGCAGCTGCTCAAGACCAAAAGTAACGGCAGCCGACAAAAGCAACAGCAACAGGTGACGCACCTGTACTGGAAGTCGTCCAATCATATTAACTCCTACTCTGTGTACTATTACCGCTAACGCGTTCAATTCTTACGTTAGTCGGACCAGCAAATGTAACGCATTTAGACCTAGTGCCGCTTTCTGAGCAGCCAGTAATCTCGAAATCATAAAGTCCAGTCCCCAAGGTACCGTCAACGTATACCGACGTTGGATTGTCGTAAATACATTCGGGGAACGTTTCTGGAATATGGAAATCGCGACTAACTACTTTAGTTCTAATCTGCGCCTCGCCCTTATCTGTTCTAAACTTCAGAACCGCGATAATGTCGGACGTTGTTTTACCGGTTGGTTGACAAATTTCGGGAAACGTCCAAGTGACAACGTCTCCAGTACGATATACACCATCTGCTGGTGCGTTTACCAGTGTTGGCTTACCGGTTACGGTTACCTGTGGGATTGGCCAAATATAGTACGCCGCCGTAAGGATGATCACAAGAGTGGCAAAGATAATCGGCGCGATATAGAACTTAGCCTTCTTGGCTTCCTTTTTGTTCAGATCGTGTACGCCATCTAGCCCTTGGTGATCCACCATATCGTCAAACCTCCCGCCACTGTAGTGATGAACGTAACAACCCATTTCATGACAGTTGTGGCCGGCTGTCGAGGCAGAAACGTAGCCATCAGATTAATGAATTCAATTCGTCGATTGAGCGTGTCCTTACGTTCCGCAACCATGTCATCTCGAATCGCACGCATTTCCGACACAATGACATGATTTGGGATGGTTTCGCCCAATACAGCACGTTCTTCTAGCTTGTTTACCCGCTCCAGAGCATCGTCCAAGCGACCAAGAACGGGATCATCTTCAACCATTAGTCGCCTCCTCAGATGACTGTAATTGTCGGGTACTCTTTGTGTCCGGTTGCGTCGTGTGTATAAATATACTCGACTACGCGTGCGTTTTCGTATGCACCATGAACACCCTGCAAAGTGACAATGTCACCCATGTTGTAATGTGTACCTAGCTTAAACTCCGACGAAATAACAACCTCACCGTCGATTAGACGAACAAAGTTATTATTAGCAATAATGTCCTTAGCCCTTTGCATCAGCACGTCGCGAGCCTTAATGATGCCATTATTAGACGGATTAGTATACCAGTGATAATCTTCCGGCGTCATGTCGTCGAACGTGGCAATATAAGTCTTGCGATTGAACATGGTGTGCGAGCCACCAAATACATTACTATTAGCGTATCCGACTGCGTAAGACGGATCATAGCCGTAATTTGCTGGACGCAGTTTAGGAGCGTAGGTGTGACAAGCTGTGATTAGCCCCTCAATAGAATGAATCTCTTCGGCGTTCTTAAGATTATTGTTACCTTGGGAAAATATAACAGGAGTCACAACCGACTGATCGATAGAACGATCAATACCACGATATGCTTCCCATCGAAGTTCGTAGTTAGATGTGCCGTCGGGAATCGGGTACAAACGCCACCCAACGGCTTTAGGCTCAAACAATTCGACGATAATATCGCGGAAGTTTTTAGGTAGTGAGATCTGATGCTCCACCACGTTAGCCGTTATGTTTGGGTAAATATAACCAGCACCAGGCGTGTCATCATAACCACTTTTAAGATTTGGCATAACCTCAAGAAGAACATCCTCGATGTCAACCACTGGGTAAAAAGAGTTCAAACCAGGACCAACGTAGTAGTATAGCATAAAAGCCATCATACGTTCTGGTGTGTCGGTACGAGTCTTACCCGATGAGTTAGCGTCACTAACACCTCGAAGAATATACCAGCGATGCCGAAGCATGTCACCGAGCAAAGGCCCCTTGACGGTTACCTTATTGTCTTTAAAAATGGTCTTCTCGATTACACCACACTCGACGGTGCCCTTACGACCAATAAAGTCGTTCTCGCCAGGGGAACCAATGGCTCTATATTGTGCGTCACTAAAGACGATCTCAAAATCTCCGGGCTTGGAATATCTTTCTGTCCAGATTGCTGAAGAATACTTCTCGATAAGATCATTCTTATTAAAGTTGGAGTCCAACTTGTACAACTCCATTAGAGACCTCCGTGACGCCTATTGTAGACAACATACCAATCGGCTGTCGAAATGCCGTCACAACGACCAAACATCTGGTTATAGCCGGGATATAGCATCGGCCAACTGGAGTCATCCGCCACGTTACCAAGAAGACTTGTACTGTAAGACACACCAGATGCAAAGCGCTTAACGTAACGTCCACCGGGCGTGGTGTTCAGATAAAATCCTTCGGTCTGATTTAGTACAAAGTCACCCTTGAAAATCTCGTAGTGTTCACTAACACTCCACCCACGAGTGATGAACTGGGTCTCGATCTTGGCTGTCGAGGTAGAAGTTGTAGCCCGACTAACCTCCAAGCGAAACCCGCATGGGGCAGTTCCAGTATAATCAATCGTTGTAAACGGAGATTGCGCCGAAAGACTAGACAACATGTCGCCATTCAATGACTGAGCGGTATACTCAGTGAAGTAAGGATCGGGACACAGAATCGAAACAGTAACCTCGGGCGTGTCTGAAAAAATGTTCGGCTCAACGGTCTCAACATAGCCGGTAATCATGAGCTTACTCGAAGCAATCTCAAGATCTGTGAATTCCAGATCAAGCTTTCTTCCGGGTGTCATTCCTCGCAAATATAGAGTCTTGCGAAGTGCTGTTACCGTGTCGCCAGTTGCATAATCTGGATTGAATCCGAACTTAAACACGATGTTACGAACACCAACACGCGTACTTGTGAGCTGAGAGCCGTCCATCATACCATACGGTTCAATGCCCATCTCGGCAGCCACCGGCCCAAGTCCCTGAATATCACGAATCTGGTAGGGGTCTGTACTATAGGTGTTAATGTTGCTGACGATTGGGTAATTGGGGTTACCCCGCGCATCAAATATCTTTACTTGTGAAAGCACTACCCCTCCTTTCTATGATGAGACTGGGCCCCAACCGTCTGATCAGGGCCCAGCCACACTCATCCAGTTTTCTTGGTTTGAGCAACAAGCGTCTTCGTCTGACGGTAAATATCAACCGTAGACAAAGCCTCAGGCGAGTTGTTAGTTTGATTGAAGTTGATGACTTGTTGCTTGAAGTCGTCACCAATCTTGCTATCGTCTCGACTCTTCTCTTGAGCAGCGATAGCCGCGCGAACGCGAGAACTCATCGCCGTCCAATTCACAGTCGAAATATCTTCCTTCTGAACCTTCTTGAGCGACTTCTTGTACTCATCAAGGTTAACAACGGGCGTAATCACGGGCTGAGACGAAATATCATTCTCTGCCATGTCTCGAATGCGACTCATGTAATCCTTCATTCGAGTTACCGTGGTGTCGCCAACGTCGTCGATAGCAACGCCAGCCTGAGACTTATTAGTCTTCAGACCCTTAACCAAACCAGCAATCATCTGCTTAGCAATATCCATGAACTTACGCGACGGCGACTTAATACCAAGACCCTTCTTGATCTTGGACACCATGTAGTTCGCGATACGGTCCATCTCCTTATTAATGCTCGCCTGCTGCTGCTGGAGACCCTTCACGAGGCCCTCAGCGGCCTTAATACCAGCGTCAAACAACTGGTTAGCCGCACCTTGAGCAAGCTTCTTAGCGGAGCTCTCAAGCGCCTTATTGGTCTTGTTGAACTCGCTAACCGCGCCCCTACCACCAGCGGAAAGCTGGTTGACCAAGGACTGTGCGTCAGCACCTTCGGCAAGAAGCTTCTTGTACGATGCATCGTCAAGTCCAAGCTTACGTAGCTGATCGAGCGAATTCTTGTACTGCTCGTTTGCCTGCGTTGTGGACCTAACATCTTGCAAATATCCCTGAAGACCAGTTTCCTTACCGATGTCGGGCAGGGTGTTGTACTGGTTGAACAGTTCTTCGTACTTAGACTTCTTGTCGTCCTTGAGCTGCTGCAGATTATCCTTAGCTGCTTCCAACTTCTTGGTGACGGTCTCGTAAGCACCGGCCAAACGCAGCAACTTAGCACGCTCATCGTCGAGGTACTTATTGTAGTTGTTGCGCGTGTTCAGAATACGCTTCTTCTCCGCCTGAAGTCGGTCGACTTCCTTGAACGCCTTCCGAATATCCGCGTAGCTAGCATTCTCGTCCTTCATCAGACGGTCTCGCTCAGCCTTAGCGTCGGTGATCTGATCGTTAATCTCCTTCAGGCCTTCCTTAAATATGTTGCTCATAGCCAGGAAGGATTCCTTCATATCAGACCTCGAAGTGGCGTTGATCAGACCCTTGGCGAAGCCTTCGGTCGTTTGTTCACCAATCTTGGTCGTGACTCGGGAGGGTGAGAAGATCTTAAGGACGTTCTTGAGACCGTCGGGGACCAGGTTGGCGACCCATTCGACGGCACCACGGATACGATCTGCGAACTTATTGTCCATAAGGCCGTTAACCATACCCTGAATAATGGCTTCCGCAATATCAAAGCCCTTGGCCACAATAGTGCTCATGTTCGCTCGAATAGACTGTTCAAGACCATTCAAGAAAATAATGAGAACCGTGAACGCCGTGTTGACGATCTCAAGGCTTTCCCTGGCGATACCCCACAGGAACTCTTGGATTAGGTTACTACCAGCATTGATGATGCGACCAAGATTCTTGCTCAACTCGTTAATGAACTTGACAATGATACTGCCGACCGTCGTTACTAGTTCCGGAATATCATTCTCAATACCCTTTAGGAGCTTCTTGAGGAATCGTCCCCCGGCGGCGATAAGGTCTGGAGCATTCTTGTCCAAGACCTGGATAGCCGTCGTAACAAGCTCGTCGATAAGACGTCGCAACTTCGGCATACTATCACTGATCGCATCAAGCATAACCCCAATAAGGGACGCAAACGCCTTAGTTAGTGTTTCACCGTTAGACGCGAGCGTGGTTACGAAGTTGACTAGACCAGTAGCCAAAGCTCCAAGAAGCTCGGGAATGATGTTAATGATCTCGATCAAGGCGGCCTTAAGGATCTCTACAGTCTTAAGACCGGCCTCTGCTACTAGCTTCAGACCAGTGCCGAAGAGCATCATACCAACACCAGCAATAAGCATAGCTGCGCCCACACCAAGAATAGCGACGGACAACAGAAGCAATGCCGGGCCAAATACGTATGCGACAGCACCAAAGGCGGCAAGAACACCGGTAAGAGCAAGCATGGTCGCAATACCACGAAGGATTTGGCGATCGTCCATACCCGTACCTAGCATCTGCATAGCCTGAGCCAACAACACAATAGCCCCCGCAGCAATAACGAGGGCGACCGCACCGAGAACCATGCCCTGCGCAGCTGCCATAGCAACCACAAGGACCAGCAACGACGCAGCGATAGATCCAATGCCTGTAGCCAACACCTTCGGGTCCATAGATCCAAAGATCTTGACCGCACCAGCAAATATGATTAGCGCACTAGCAAGCAAGACCATTCCTGCAGCCGTGGCTACCATACCAACAGCCCCAGTCATGATCTTAGAAATCCCAGCCAAACCAAGCAGGATAGCACCAATCGCGGCTAGACCCTGCTTAAGCACTTCCGGCTTGAGACTACCAAGAAGGAAGACTGAACTGGCAAATATGTTAAGCGCAATGGCCAAAGGCACCATAGCCGCTGCTGTTGCAATAAGTCCCGCGGGGGCAACTCCGACCTTCTTGACAAATATCATCAAACCGCCAAGAATTGCACCAATCGCGGCAATACCAGTTGCCACTTGCTCCGGCTTCATGCTACCGATGATCTTAACTGCTCCGGCCATAACCAGAACAGCGCCTGATACGGCGACAAGAACTGCGCCGATACCCATAAGCTTCATCATGCCGGAAGTAGAGTTGTCGGCCATCTTAAGGAAGCCGAGCATAACCCCAGACAACAGACCAAGAACTGCGGCGATACCAAAGAGTCCTCGAACAACCGCATCGGTGTCCATGTTACCAAGAACCCAAAGCGATGCTGCGAGAACTCCGACGGCAATGGCAATCTTAAGAATAATGTTTGCCTTAACGTCGGCCTGCATAACCTTAAGAGACTGCGTTAGGTTGTTGAAGATGCCGGTAATGCTGTTGACCATGTTTCGAAGGTCCATAATCAAGTCGTCTAGCTTGCCGCTAAAGTTCTTGATGAGACGGTAGATACCGTAGATCAGACCCGCGTTAAGAATCAGCATAACATCGGTGAAATCGAGGTCCTTGGCCCATTGCACAAGCTTCTGACCAATTGCAGAAAGAACGTTACCGATACCATCGATCAGTGGCTTAAGAATTCTTGCGGCCTCCTTGATCGTGTTAACGATGCCGTCCCACAGAGACTTAGCGCCAGTTCCTGTTGCCTGAAGAGCCCCCAGGGCCTTTTCGCCAACCTTAGCGTCGCTCGTGTCAAGCTTAGGCTTGAAAGTGAGCTTCTCCTTGAGCGTTGTGATCTTGGACTGAAGACCGTCGATAAAGTTAGTAACGGGCTGGAACGTCGGACCAGCGATACCAGCAAGCCACGACTTGAACTTGTCAAGGAGGTTTTGCATAGCATCGGCAGCCTTATCGAGCGCTGTGTTAAACACCTCGGTCAATGGTCCGAGCGAGTATAGTGCCGTCTGGATTCGAGCGAAGAACAATGCGGTGTCTCCCTGAGCAAGAGCCGCAAAGCCCTTAGCCAGTTCGATTAGCGCTGAAAATACAGGACCAAGTACAGCAGCCTGGACCTTCCGGAGCTTTTCGAAGAAGTCCGTAATCGCCGTTGTGCTAGTTGCCCAATCACTAAAGGTGTCGAGCATCTTACGAAGCCCACCGGTAAGCTGATCGGTCGGCCCAAGGCTGTCCTTGAAAATAGAGAAGGTGTTTGTGATCAGAGAACGAAGCCCGGAGAAAACCTGTAGCCCAATCTTGATAACCGAGAAGAAAGCTCGTGAGATCTGCTTAATGGTGTTTAGACCATCTGCTCCCATTTTGAGCTTTTCGGTAAACTCGGCAAAACTATTAGTCATAGCCACCAAACGACGAACAGTCATCGGTGGGAAAACAGCTCGGAAGCCGGCTGCAATGTTCTTAATTACGCTGTAAAGGGCATCGAAAGCGTTATTGAGAGCCTCAATTAGCTTTTCACGACCACCCCATTCGGCCCAGCCCTTAAGCAACTCGTTTCGAGAGTCGCCGAACTGACCAATGATGCCGCCAAGCTTCTCGTTTACCTTGGTCCAAAGCTCGGTTGCCTGCTCAAAGTCACCGACGACCACCTTAAACGTCTCGGACCAGGAGGACCCGATGCTTTCGGTAATGGTGGTGCGGAGCTGGGCAAAGGTGCGGACCTTGGTTGCGGCCTCTTCGGCAGTCTTTTGCTGCTTCTGGAAGGCTACGATCTGCTTTTCGGTAAGACCAAGCTGCTTCATCTGGGCTGGAGTGACCTTGCCGGCCATGATCTTAAGGTATTGCTCCATGATGTCGCCCGAAAGCCACTTCGACTCTAGCGACCCATTGAAGTCCTTGGCTGCGGCAGCCGCGGTCGTCGTCTTTGAGTTAAACGCCCCCATGGCAGTACCGAGCTGGATCAGACTGTCCTGCATGTTCTTGTTGCCCATACCAACATTGGTAAGAGATCGCCAGTCCATGAGACGAATCGTCCCAGCAGAGAGAGCCTGGGAAAGCTGATACGCCGCACCAGCGGCACCTTCCGCAGAAGTACCAGAAGCAGCAGCAACATTTGAGAAACCCTGAATCATTGACGTTGCGTCGCCGATTCGGATTCCTGCATTCGTGAACAGACCGATGTTCTTGGTCATGTCTCCGAAGTTGTAGATGGTCTTGTCAGCGTAAGCATTCAGCTCTTCCAGGTTAGCTGTAACTTCTGGAAGCTTCGTGCCATAACGTGCCGTATTGGCAAGCATGGTCTGAATCGACCCAATGGTAAGTTCATACTCTGCAAAACCAGCGGTGATTGGCGAGATCGTCAGAGCCTTAGCGATGCGAATTCCAGCATCAACGGCGCGATTGGTAATGTTAGCCAAAGTTGTAATCGCGATTGTAGACAGAGCAACAAACTTAGCAGAAACACCCTCGATACCTCGACTAATCGTGTCGAAGTTCATCTTGTTAGCTTGTGCCTGAATATCACTCAGACCCTTGCCCGCACCAGCCTTGCTCAAGCTAGCATCGAGCTTCTGAAGCGACGCCATAGTTTGTGCGATTCGCTGCTCAAACTGTTGGTTGTCGAACTTCATAGAAACAACTTTGTTGTCAATCTCATCGCTCATGCTGTTTTCACCACCTTCCACACTTCTCGTTCGATCTTGTCAAATATGGGCTTTAGTGCTGGATTAATGAAATCTCTTCCGGCAACATACCCGCCACCGTTAGTACCATGGCCATACTGAATCAACAGAACAACACGTGCTCCGTTTTCCACGTTGTCGTTAGACCAGGACAATTCATAACCCGTTCTGGTCTTCTCTACCGAATATGACCAAGAGGACGCCGCTTTACCACTATCTTTAGGGGTTGCCTGAGATAGTGCGGTGACGCCCTCTTGGCCAAATCGTTGAAGCTGTGTCTTAATGTCGTTCTTTAGCAATCGAGACAAATATGACTCAGTCTTCTTGAATGAGCCAGAGGATTGTAAACTAATCATGACTCCTCCTTTTAGACTGGTGGTTTGTCTTTCTTCTTTCGTTTTTCTAAAAGAATATGCCAAGTGAACCAACCGATAAACACAATGAATAGGATTGAGAATATAGGATGTATACTCACAACCCATTGCAGCGATTCGCTCAGAGTGTCCCCAGGAGAATCACTGACGATTGCAATGGCTTCGGGAATGGCGAATGCTAAGAAACCAAACACAAGTAGCCAATACAAAAACCAACGACGCTTGGGGGGCGCAGTCATGTGCTTAGAGCAGCAAGCGCCAGAATAGACTGTGCCTGCTGGCCTCGCTGAAGCATCCAATCGCGCTGATCATTGACTGCATCAGTCTTAATCGCTAGGTTCTTGTGCGCGAGAAGAAGCGTTTCCGCCTGAGTTAACAACGAAATATAAGAGGACGAGGATAGCGACCCTTGCGCGCCACCAGTCTGAATGAACTGCTGCGCCGACGTGCACCAAGCAATGATGTCATCGGTTAGCTCAAACATCGACTGTCTAAGTGTTTCGGCAGCATCAAATGCCGTTTCGGCTTCTTCTACTTTTGAAATTATAGTTGAGATTTGGGTCGGCGTTGGGATTAGTCTTTCTTGAAAATCTGTAAAAGCGACAGGCCCTTCACCATAGTCAACTGTTCTTCCTACCGGATCAACTAAAATATCTTCACCGGTAACTGGATCTTGGATAACGAATGGTTCAGTAGATGTTAATGTCAACATACTGACATCCTTTCGGTGAATAATGATACGCATTGGCGTGACGGTGAAACTTTCGATTTTGTGTTAGGAGTTTGGCATCATCTACTACAACTTCCGCTCCCGTTTCGACTAACCAATGAGCAACGGTCCAACGTTGTTCCAAAGGAAAATGATCGACAAAACCGAAATCAAAATCTTGGACGTGTTCCTCTTTAATTTCTGGTAAATATGTGGCATAGTTCTGAAGATAATTAATGTCATTCTCTATTCCAACAACAGTATCACCACAAAATTTCAACACAGAGTACGACGTACCATAACCAGTGCCAATATCAACACATTGACCAAACGCTGTATCAAAAAGTAAACTCAAGGTTGACGTGTATGGCTTGTAGTCCATTAGAAAATAACCGTCTGCATCCCAGGCATTACTCTGGCATTTAGCGCATTTCCATAGGTCCCTGAGGCAGACTGCATGAAGAAACCATGTGTTCCACCAAGTGTATAGAACGAAGAGTATGAGTTTACAGATGAAAAGAGAAGGGCTCCAGCTCGTCTAACAACAAGGTCATACTTACCCCAAGCGCTGTGCATATAAATCACATCGTTGGCTTGGACAGATCCGATAACAACACCTTCGCCATGATCAGCTCCAGACCAGGCAACTTGACCTGACGCATTAATTGTGATACAAGGGATTGGCGCGCCGTATTGTTGTCCAAGACCAAACTTAAGTACCGCGGAGCCAGTTGGAAGTTTAGTTAACGTCCAAATATAAGACCCGCCCTTAACGAAGCCATTTGACTCGTAAGTGTTGCCAAACTGATTGTAAACTTTACCCCCATTACCGCCGATTTCGATTTCACCCCCAACACCAGTAGACCAAACAGTTGAACCTACTTCGGTAAAACGCCCTGACGCGACCGCCGTTAGCTGTGTCCCAGCGGCACCAGTATTGGGAGACGCTTCACAAGCCCCAACGCCATTGTGAAACTTCCATAAACTAAGACCTCCGGCCGCGCTTAGTGCTGGTTCCCCCCAACCAACACTCGTGCCCCAAGCAGGGACAGCTGGCCAAGCCCCGGCCGCTTTGGGTCCAAACACCCACCCGGTGTCGGCGCAACGAGCAAAGTCCCCATCCGCGCCAAGAGAGTTTGATGGGACACCGCCATACGACCCAATAGTTGCACCAGAATCATATGTGTGGAATGTCGTACCAGCACTACCACCGGAAGCGGGCGTGGCCCATGTTCCGTCAGCACGGAGAAATGTAGTAGACCCTCCGGGAGGCACTACCACACCACGAGTAGACGCCGCAGCTGTAGGGAGCAATGCCGCAACCTGAGTCCCAGTAAGGTCTTCTACGTTACCAGTGCCTGCGGTAGAACGACCCTTTACTGTAGCTGTTGCCACTTGTGCAAGATCCGAATTGACTACGGCATTGGCATCGATTGACCAAACAGTACCGCCACCAGAGACAGTAATATCACCCTTGTCTCCGTCAGTGACTCCACCGCCGCCGGGAGGAGCAGCCCAGGTACCGTCTGCGCGGAGGAAGTTAGTAGTACCGCCACCGGATGCGGGCGCCAATCCCTTAAGCGCCGCTGTGAACGTGTCAAGAAGCGTCGTTGCCTGCGTACCGGTAAGGTCTTCAACGTTGCCGGTTGCTGCGGTAACTCGACCATGAAAGCGAGCAGTAGCAATCTGAGCCAGCTTGGCGTTAGACACAGTGTTGTTGTCAATTGTCCAGACCGTACCGGAGCCCGAGACGGTAATATCGCCCTTGTCGCCATCTGAGATACCGGCACCCCCCGGCGGATTAGCCCAGGTACCGTCTGCGCGGAGGAAGTTAGTTGTGCCACCCCCAGACGCAGGGGCAAGACCCTTAAGTGATGCATTGAAAGTGTCAAGAAGTGTTGTCGCCTGAGCTCCTGTAAGCTCTTCCTGAACACCCGAGGCGGCGGTAACACGACCCATGATACGAGCCGTGTTGACATTGGCCTGCTTGGCGAGAGTAACCGCACCATTATCAATGGTCCATACGGCCCCAGATCCCGAGACAGTAATATCACCCTTGTCGCCGTCTGAGATACCGGCTCCGCCGGGAGGAGCAGCCCAGGTACCGTCTGCGCGGAGGAAGTTAGTAGTACCGCCACCGGATGCGGGAGCAAGGCCCTTCAGTGATGTAGTGAAAATATCGAGAAGGGTTGTGGCCTGGGTACCAGTAAGGTCTTCCACGTTGCCAGTTGCTGCGGTAACGCGTCCTCGAATGCGGGCAGTAGCAATCTGGGCTAGCTTGGCGTTGGAGATGGAGTTGTTGTCGACGGTCCATACTGTTCCAGATGCTGAGACAGTAATATCGCCCTTGTCGCCGTCTGAGATACCGGCTCCGCCGGGAGGAGCAGCCCAAGTACCGTCTGCGCGGAGGAAGTTAGTTGTGCCGCCTGCGCCAGCTGTGGGAACGTGAATGGCGTTGTTGTCGAGGTGGTCGTGGGCCTGGTCGATGCCCGTTTCCATCTTGTTAAGGTTCGCTGCGCTAAGCGGCGTTGCCGTAGATGGTGAATTGGCCCAAGTTGTTGGCGTATAAGCCATTTCGAAACTCCTTTCTTAGATCGTATCGGGATATACAGTTGTAGACGGGTAGCGATTTGTCGCGGGAAGCGGAAGCACAACATCTGCTCCGGCATCCATTAGAGTAAGAACCTCTAGTGCGGAGGGCATACGAGGTCCGCTTGACGCTACGTCATACAAAACTTCCTCGATGTAATTCAATGCACTCAAAGGCGCCTTAGTTGAATCAATGACAATATGAGAGACTGGTCGGGTGTTGGCCACTGACTTATCGGGGATACAACTATATGACCACCCGAACAAGTCTGGCTCTGCTGAGGAATCAATCGTATTAGACTCAACTGCATCAGGAACCAAACTAACATTGTAAAGCAGATGGATCTTATACCCCTTGTCGAGTCCTTCTAGATCGTTTCCAATCTTAGTCCTGTATGACAAGTTGAAGTTAAACTCTGAGGGTTGGTCGTCAAAGAACACGCCCAGATTCTTGTCTTGGTATCCTAGGAAGGGCAGAAGAATGTCTGGGTAAGTGTATGCAGTAATGCTTCCACTATGTCCACCATATACTGTCTGGTGTCCGTACACTTGACCGTCAAGGAACAACTGTTCTCTAGATCGAATGAACGGGTCTCTTGTAACCGAAACTAATCCATTCCAGGCGGCGTAATTCCCATCTGCATAGACAACACCCTTGTCGATGCCATCTTCGTAAAGCTTTGCTCCGGGTTCATTCCACAAGACTGCGGGCATAAGATCCTCCTTTCTATCCGCTAGTTCCCAATGCTTGACGTCGTTGCTCGTTTAGAGCATGCTGCTGAGAAAGGGTATCGGAACGACTCATCCTCTTCTGCTTGGAATTCTTGATTCCGTAGATGCGAATCAAGTTAAACAACCGGTTCAAGTTCCAGTATTGGGCCTCGAATGGAATGTTAGATTGCACCATCCAGTAGTAGATGATCTCCGAAGTAATGATCTCTCTAGACGGTGCTCCGCGACTTTCAGAGAAAACCGTTGCGGAGTTTTTGGCGTCTAGATAATTGTTAATCTGAGTCAGATTCTCTTCGGTCAGACGACCAAATACCTCTTCGTCAGATAACGCATGAGTACACATGCATTTAACATAACTATAGAGTTGTTCTGGTGTGCGTTCTCCCTTTGCAAGGAAAGGCACTTCCCAAATCGACTCCCATTTTGACAGGGAGACCAGAGAATGCTCTAGATGAAGCACAACGTCGCCCTTTGTGAAGAACTCTCCGGTTGATTCGTCGTAGAATTCTTGTCCTGGGACAGTTATAGTAAGCATTCTCTGGCCTCCTTTTTGTCATTACGGTCGAGTGAACGACCAGTCGCTGTCCGACTTCGGGTCCAGCACGTAACCGGCGTCCGGAACCGCGGTGACAACCACCGTAGTACCAGTACCGATCGCGGTCTGCGCGCCCGGGTTGCGGAGCACGCCGTCGATGTACCACTTGATGCCGGTGACCGTCGGCAGAGTGATGACACCGGTGCCCGAGACGAAGGTCGGGGCGTTGGCGTTGGTGAGAAGGACAACCGTAGCCGCTCCACCAGAGAAGAGTGCAGCGACAGCCTGCGGGGTCGGGAGGGACGCGGTGGTGCCCGCCGTTCCGTACAGGAGGTTCTCCAGGTTGGTCAAAGCCGCGCCAGCGACCTTGGTCGAGTCGATCTCGATGTACGAGGTCGGCGCGAACTTGACGGAGTTGATAGTACCAACATCGACCTTGGTGGTCATGACTTCCCAGCTAAACGTGATAGCCTCGGGCGAGTCGTTGATCGTGCCGAAAGCACGCTCGGTCGGCGACGCGATACCGTTGTAAATGAGGTGCAGCTTGTAGCCCTTGTCCGTGCCATCGACATCGTTACCGATGCGCGAGCGGTAGGAAAGACCGAAGGGCTTGCGCAGCTGCTGACCGATCTGAACACCCGCGTAGGGCGAACGCGATCCGTCGCACTGAGCAAACTGCGTCGGGTAGGTGTAGGCCTCGATCGTTGCGGCAAACTCTTCCGCAGAGCGAAGGTCGACATAAACCTGGTTGTCTGCATACTGCTTGTTGCTCTCGGCACCCGAGGGCGACTCAGTAACAGCGGTCAGACCGTTCCAGGCGAAACCCGTGTCGTAAACCCCACTCGCGTTGGGGAGGTAGAGGACTCCGCGATCGACACCCGTCTCGTAGAAACGCTCGCCGAACTGGTCCCATTGCAGAACTGGCATTGTTTTACCTTTCTAGAAGTAAAGCGTAAAAACGTCATGATTCAGATTGTCAGCTGCGAAGCGTCTATCATAGCTACACAAAGGCAAATCCAAAACAGACTCTGGGATGGAACTATCCGGATCACGGTCAATAACCGTCACCGTGTAACGAGTTGTATTCCGATACTTATCGTTACCTGCGTGAAGAGTTAGCACATCTGACTTGTTGTAGACGATGCACGGATACTCCATACGCAATCCATTAGGCGGTTGGTAATATACTTTGGGAGTTATGTCTGTCAGTTGAGCGTGAAGCTCAAGACGGGGTCGGCCCATTGTATACACCCCCTAGTCTCAAAATTAGACGAGGACTCTGAACCTCAATCTCTTGAACGGTCCATCGTGAACCCATCCACTTAATATACCTAATGGCATGAAAATTCTCATAGGCATAAGCATCAGCAACTACGCTGATTGAGTTGCTTACGGAAATATCATTGTTAAGCCGTTCGCCCTCCGAACTCTGGACTGTGTTTCGGACAACATCACCAAAATATGTTCTTTCAGTAATGGTATCAACCCACACACCAGAGTTCGGAGGGTTCTCGGTAGATACACCGTAACCAATCTCACCATGGTATCTAGCCATTAGTGAGACCTACCCTATCAGGCGCGGTTAAAGAGCCAGGTGGACTTCTGGTTGTTGGCGATCGCGTAACCAGCGGCCGGAACAGCCTTCACGCGCAGGTAACCACCCGCGGGGATGGCGGTCTGCGGACCAGTGGCCAGCGTAGCACCAGTCTCGGCGTTGATGTAGGTGACGTTAGTCGTAGCAACGATTGTCACAACACCAGTGCCAGAGACATAGGTCGGGTCGTTAGGCGTAACAACACCAGAGGCGTTGGCACGAGCAACGGTAACCGCAGTCTTCCACTTGGTGAGCGTACCAGAGACACGGGTCTCGATCAGGTACTTGTACTGGTTGTAGTCGATGTCGAAGTCATCGAACATACCGATGTTACCACCCTTGTCGGCACCAAAGGTGTAGTCCGACATGTTGACCAGAACGGCCAGGATCGGTGCGTTGTTGAGGACACGACCCTCAAGCACCGGAGTGGTAACAAAGTTGGAGACGCGCATGGCCGCAGCCAGCTCCGCCTCAGTCTTGTAGATACGCTGCCCGGTGGTGTCCTTGACGAGCAGGAGCTCGGTCAGGAAGTCCTCGGTGCAGAAGCACGTCGGGTTCGAACCACCCTTGTAGTTCTTGCGAAGCTTGACGAACTCATCCACAACGGCGTCACCGGCAACGTTCGCGGCCAGCGTGACCTTGTGCGTGTAGAAGTCGTTGTCATAGGCGATCGGACGGATGTTGCTCTCGTTGATCTTGTCCGGGTCGTCAACCTCACGACCGTCACCGACCAGCGCAGCACGCGCGAGCTCCTCGTCGAGCATGACGCGCATCTCAGCCTTGATCCACGCGACAACGTCGAGGTCCGTGATGTCGATGATGTCATCGCGGTCGAGCTTCTGCTTCTTGTACAGCGTGAAGGGAGTGGTCGTTCGCTTCGTGATCGCGAAGAACTCTTCCTTCTTCATGTTACCCTTGACGTAACCCTTGGCACGGGCCTCGTCCCAGGTGATGTCGGCCGACAGGCTCTTGATTCGCGAGAAGGGGGACTTGCTCGCGGCGTTAAGAACCTTCGGGACCCAATCCATCGGGCGGGAGACCCACTGGGGGGCGTTTCCGTCAACGGCCTTGGCGTCCGGGAACAGGATGTCGATGTTCTGGATGCCGTACTCCTGCGCGTGCTGGAGGAACGACTCCTTGAGCGAACCATACTTCTCAGCGCCGTCGACAATCGACTTCAGCTGGTCGTGCGTAAGACTCGGGCGAGGGGCCGGAGCACCGGAGCCGCCGTGCGTCTCAAAGACGTTGTGCGTCATTTCTGAACCTTCCTGGTGTTCGAGGGTACCCTCGCCATTGTTGGTTTCGTCTGCCTCGGTAGCAGACTGCTTCACTTCGCCGCCCTGCTCAACTGCGACGCCGACCATGTAGTGAAGGACATCCTTCTGCTTGTCGGTCATGCTGTCGTAAACATCGGCGACGGTCTCGTTGTCGTCCGCGTGCTCGACGACAGGCTCTGTGGTGGTTTCCACGGGTTCTGCCTTTCCGCCCGAGTGACTGAACTCAAGGCCGGTGTAGATGATTGCCTCGTCCTCGATCGTCTCAACCGAGCCATCGGAGTGTGCGACACGAACGTAGTCGATCAGCGCGCCCGGGTTGGCTCCTCGAAGAACGAGGGAGACCTCATTGATGATCCCGTGGAAGACCTGCTTCGATCGCTCCACGAGCCTATTAGCGTGAATAGACATAGCATTCACGTCGCCATGCTGAACAGCCAGCTTCATGTGCTGACCCTTAGGCGTTTCATTGAAATATGCATGACCATACACGCCATCGGCACGATGCTCAAGCTTCACGTGACCCAGAACATTCTCTGGCTCTCCGTGACCATGCTGCCACACGAGCGGAACAATCTCTCCGTTCATGTGTTGGAACGCATCCGGCATAATCGTTCGGCCGTCAGCGCACTTGAGTCCTGCCTTTGTAACGTAGCCAGAAAAATCTGCTTCCATTTTGACAGTTCTCCTTTCCTTTAGTGGTCAACGGCCTTGTCGCCGCTTTCTGGTTGTGGTTGAGCTGCCGGATTGACTGGCGGCTTTTCCGTTGCTGGTTGCGGCATGTTGCTGTTAATCAACTTGTCAGCCTTTGGGTCCTTCGAAGGCTTCCAACCAACGACGCCACGCATCTCATTACTAGTTGCAATCTCATTCCGAACAAACTTGTCTGCAATCTCGGCAAGTTGAGTAACAGGAACAAGCTTAAATGGATCAGAGAAGTACCTAATAGCCTGCTTTTGAGTTCGAGCAGTCTTAGTAAGGAACTTTCGCTCCATGTTTGCAGTTACTGCCGAAACAAGTGGCTCGATGGTTCGGCTGTGGTAGTTAAGCATGGCCTGCTCATCTGCCGTACCGTTCATTACCTCGGCGGTCAGACCTAGCTGGCTGTATAGCATCTCGGTCAAGAACTCGACTTGCTTAAGGAGGTTGTTCTCGGCCGGACGGTTTAGCTGTGTGATCTTCTCGGTTCCGTCGGTGTATGCAATGCCGTACTGGGAGTTCTTGAGTTGGTTCTCAATGTCCACTCGCCTCTGTTCGGCCTGCTGTCGACGTGCCTCCGACTTAATCACATAGGGCAACTGGATAATCAAGTCCAGATTACCTGACGCAGACTGTTCGTCGATTGCGTCGAGAAGGTTAAGCTTGCGCATCAACCGTTGAAGCGTTGAGTTAGGACTATTCATTACCGCGTAAAGCGGATTCTCTACAATACATGCAAGCTTCTTCGGAACCGTAATCTCTTGCCTGGTTCCGAGCTGCTGATTGTAGAGATTGACAGTCACATGTTCGGGATACCAAGCAACAACCTCGCCGACTCGCATCGTTTCGATGTCATAGCCACCACTGGTTGTCGGATTAACAGAGTAGTCAATCGGAACGACTGCAGAAACACCCTTATCGAGTGTGGTCATGATGATGTCTTGCCGCAAAGCTCGTGAGTCCTGATCAATGTTTGGATCTAGTGTCAGACATAGATTCAACTTAGAGCTGATGTCTTCCATGTAGCGATCTTGATCGTCCAATCGAACGTGTCGAATGGCTACGGACGCTGCGTCAATAGCAATTCGTGTGTAAATCGAAGAGATAATGGATCGCTCACTAGAAAGACGAAATCTATTCTGATCTGGCCGAATGCCGAAGTTGCCAGACGAAGGTCCAATGTTACCTCGGTCGACCTCTGAACTATTAAACACATTCCAGGCGTGCTTTAATACTTGCGATGGTCTCGTCACCGAGTCACCTCCTTTCTGCAATCGTTGAGTTACTCAAAAGAGTCCTTGTTGGCCTTGTATGCAACGTATCCGTCCATCAACGCCGCCACATTGTCGATCTTGTCCTCTTGACGTGCCTTATACAGCTTGCGGTTACCATTGGTGTCTTCCAATGTGATAGCATTACCCATTGCAAACGACATAAGGTCCTCGTCAAATAAGAGAAGTCGTTGTTCACTCAGCTTCTTTAGCTCACCCAGGGGAACAGACTCAGTCCGAGCTCCCTGAATAACCTTCTCAATTCCGAAAGGACCATTCTCGCCCTCCCACCGAGTCACAAACTCCTTCGCGTTGTACGGGTCGTAACCAAAGGCACGTACGTCGTACTCACATGACAAAATATGAGCTTCGAGGTCGTCATAGACCATCATCATGTCCAGAACATTACCAGGAAGAACGTGCAGACTACCCTCATTGACGAATTGATCATACTTATAGCGCATTGCTGCGGGAAGTTTCATCAAAGTGAGTTCGGTGATGTAACTTCGAGCCTTAACACCAAATGCGTCTCCACCAAGTGGGAACAAAAATGTGAAAGCACAGAAGTCGTCACCCTTAGAGAGGTCTGCGCCAAGTGCACAGGGCATACGCCAGTAAGTACGCTGACGATGTGGGACCGTCTCCTCGTACGTGAAGAAGTAGGTGTATCCCTCCATGGGAATACCAAAGCGCTTGGCGAGAATATCGTTACGAGAGGCAGGAGCCTTCTCGGCACGCTCTACGTCGAGCTGATATGTGTCATAGGTGACAGTCAAACCAAGATTCGGGTTGGCCTTAAGCCATGTTGACGGGTCAGCAACTTCCTCAATCTCGTCCAGCTTGTAGTGGAAGATCGAGATGTGCGGCGCAAGGTACTCACCCTTCAAAATATCCTGAAGCTCCATCTTGATGGTGTCTCCAGAACCATTACGGACCGTACCTTCCGAAGATATAGCGACGATGAGCCAATCGTCAAGCTTAGATGCACCTTGCTCGATTGCACCCACAACGTCTTCTCTTAGATCTCCAGAAAGCCATTCGTCGATTGTCGAAACCTTAGGCCTTAGACCCTGTAGTTTGTTAATCGCCATTGGGCGCACCTCCAGGAGAGATCCAGTTAGGAAGTTCTCCACGCCCTTCTTGGTTGAGGCGAGCTTAACTCTATTGAGTTTAGAGCCTGTGGTGTTCTGAAGCGAACCCTCAGTCAAGAATTTAAACAACGGCCCGCGCGAGCGCGTGATGGCTGTGCGAAGAGGAGACATTACCTCTTCCGCCTGCTTCATCGTAGGTGCCGTAGTGATCTGGTGTGTTGTTGAAGTGTCTACATTCAAGAAATATGCTTGAATGCACTCAGCATACATAGACTTAGCTGCTCCACGAGCAACAATCAGGTATTGCTTTGTGGTTAGACGCTTTTTGACTGTCTTCTGTACGTATTGGCCGCCATGGTTATCAGGGTATGGCTCATAGACACTACGCTCGACGAAGTAATACCAACCGAAGATCTGCTCAGACCATAGTTTAAAGCTGTCGAGTAGATGTAGGTCGGTTCCGTCCGTGAGTGTTAGCTCATTCTCGCAGTACAGAATAAAACCATTAATGGCTTCATCATCATAGTAGATGTTTGGGTTAGCAATGAGGGCGTCAATGCGATTCATCTCCATAGAGATTTCACGGCACACTGGAATATCGCCGCGAAGAACTGCATCACGGAACATACCATAGTAGATTGGTGTCGCGGTGTTCGAAAGCATCTAACCCTCCTCTCTAACTTAAAGGATCTTCGTAGACGAACTCAAAACCTTACCGACAACGACCTTGCCGCCAGCCTTGCTAGCGTTACGAGCAGCAGCACCTGCGCCGGCTGATGCGCCCGCCCTAGCTGCGAGCAACGTGGTAAGACCACCAACGACAATCGCAGTAACAGGGCCGAGCTTGCCATTCTGAAGGGCTGTGGTTTCATTCTTAACCAAACCCTTAACAAACTTAGCACCAGCACTTTGTGTAGACTGCTGTGAGGCTAGCTTCTTGTACTGCTGCTCCAGATTCATACGCTCAACTAGCTTCTTAAGCTCTGCGTTGGAGAGAGCATCGGTAGAACTGGCCTTTGCCTTCTGTCGAGTTGATGCCTTAGCGGCAGCGTCTTCCGAAACACCATGGCCCTTGCCACCCTTAGCGGCAGTAACGCCCTTGCCGGGCTTGGTGTAGAGCTTAACCGGAGTCGGTCCACTGGGAGCGTTGGAACGATCCTTACGAACACCCCACTTCATGCCCTTGACGCCAAAGTGTTCGAGGAAATCTTCACCTAGAGCAACTGTCTGCTCCATAGTGGCTACCTGAGCTTCGACAACATGTCGATTGGCATCCAAACGAAGTGGAATTACAATCTCAGGTTCAAGATCCTCGGTGTCTGCGTGCTTCACCGTAACGTTAGTAATCGCAATGCGAGGGCCACCAATTTCGGTATACACAGCACGCTTTGTCCCGCTTGGATTCTTTCCGTGAACCTCTGCGACGGCTTCGCTATAGACACGAGCCGCCATCTTTGAGTATTCCTTCTCGTATTGCTTGTGTAGAGCCGGGTTGTCGTAAAGATTCTTGTCTTTGTACTTTGGCTGATTGTTCAGCTTATCAAGTTCTCCGCCGTTCATCTTTTCGGCAACTCGATTATGAATCTTAATGGCGCCCGCGGTTGTGTAGATCTGCTTTTCCCACTTGGCATCTGCTTTGGCGAGCTTCTTTTCGGCCCTGCGAACGCCCCACTTCATGCCCTTGGTGCCGAAGTGTTCCAAAAAATCGGCGCCTGACTCTGCAGTTTCCTGCATGTTGTTACTCATAGCGCCTCCTACTTCCTAGAATATTGTGGGCCAAAGATTAATGTGGTTACAACCAACTCGCCTTTTTCGATTCGCTCCTTTGACCGCTCAAGTTCTGAAATTCGCTTGTTTTGGTACGCTTCATGGCGACCATTTCGGCCCCACGTGTACTTATCCAACAGCGCGACCTTGCCGGTAACGCCCTTATTATCTCTGGCGTTTTCGTGCACCTTAATCGCAGCGTTGGTTCGAGATGTAGCAACCTTAACAGCGGCCCTGCGAACGCCCCACTTCATGCCCTTGGTGCCGTAGTGCTCAAGCGTGTCTTCTACCAGGGCTCTTCCGGATACAAGCCTTCCGTCGGGACTAGCGGTGGACTCCATTGCTCCCCCTCTCTGTATGTGTTGAGGCGCCATTCAAGCTCTTGAATCTGCTTCTCCATGGCGGTGACGTGGTAACCAGTGGTCGGGGGATCGAACATCTGGCGAACTTTCAGAAAAATATAAGCCTTGACTCCGTTAAGATGAAGATTAGAGACGAGAACATCGTCCCACTCTTCAGTAGTGCCGTTGATCATAAACCCCGCTGGGGGACCAAGACCAATCTGAGCAACAGTAGAAAATGCGCTGTTGATGAAGTCAATCACTTGTGAGTCAAACACGGTATAGTCGGCCGCGAGGCCTAGCTTCTCCTTTGTACTCAAAAGGATGCTGTCGGTCATGCTGGTCACCTCCTATCGCCAGGGTGTGGTATCGTTTCGACTACGCTCGACATACTTCTTTGGGAGCATGGAGCGATTGCCATAGTGTATCGCATTGTGAGTACGCTTAGTTGTGGTGATCAAGAAGTCTGGGTTCAGAATATCGGGATCGTGATGTGTGATAGCATCCGGAGTAATCGGATTCATGTGGTGAATCAGGATCTCTCGATGAATGTCATAACCGGGAACTCCCAGGTCGCAACTTTCATCTCGGAGAATAACGAACTCTCGAACTTGCTTCCACTCTCGTGAACCGTAAAACTGCTGATTGATCCATCGATCGTAACCAAACGTGGCTTCTCCAACGTACCCTGCAAGATTAAGGTAATCAAAGCGCTCCTCGAAGGTCTCGAACTGAGATAGCTCTTGCCAAGATCTAGTCGCCAAAGTCGTCATCTGGATTCACCACCACAGTTGAAGAGCTGTTGCCAGAATAAGCACGCATAGCTTCCAGTGCTTCCGTGTACACGGACTGGAGTGCGGCCTGCGCCTTGAGCGCTTCCATCTTCTGCTCATTCAACTCTAGTTCATTACGAATACGTTCTTGCTCAAGCTTCTCACGACTAGACCCGAGCTTCAAGAAGCCGCTGATGACTGCAGCCGAAGCTGTACCATCCTTCAACTGCTTCTCGGCTAGGTCGAACGCCATGTTGATGAGTTGATTCTCTCGTGCCTCAGGAGTTCTAGCAGGTGGCGACCGCCTTGCCCCTGACTTCTTCTTCGGTTCAGACATGTTGACACCTCCTTTCGTCCGAGACCGACATAGTATTAAGTGGTTTCTAAATACTATGTTATGCCCATTGCTCCCCCCAAATATCCC